GACATCAGCGGCGTAACTTACTACGTATTGGCCGCTACAACTTGGTCCTAATATGCAAATAACTAAAGAGTTTCTGGAAGCAGAGATTCGTGACCTTGAGCAAGAAGTACAGAAAGCCAATGCTTTTGTACTTCAGGCTCAGTCTGCAATTAACGTTTACAAGATGTTAATTGGTAAACTGGACACACCGGAACCGGAGAAAGACAATGTCAACACTGATGCTTAATGCGGCAACCGCCACTGGCCCGGGTCCTGCATTTGAAATTCGCGGTACAAACCAACTTTATGCCAATAGAAGTTTTCAGGCTGTTGGCGTCATGTCTTCCTCGACAGGTACTACTAGCGTGGCTATTGAAGTCAGCAACGATGGGATCAATTACATAACCCTTGGGACAATTACCCTATCGCTCACTACTTCGGCTAGCTCAGATGCTTTTTACGTCCAAACGGTATATGAGTACTATCGTGCGAATGTAACGCAGATTACGACCAATGGCACTGTTTCCGTTTATATGAAGGCATAACCTATGACAGTCATAATCAATGAAGCTGCAGCAGGATTAACGACTAGCGACCATGTCATAAAAACAGGCGCTAAAGTGATGGTAACGGGTGATACCCTATTTACCGTTGTTGGTAGCGTGCAGTTCCTTAGCCTTGTCTCGGAATGCGTAACGTTAAATGATGGGACAGCATCTACATTGCTTTGGAAATTCACTACTTCGGCGGCAAGTCCACTCACCACAAATTTGTCGGCGGCCTCTTCTACGCTAGCTAACGCTGTTCCCGGTTATGCACTGGCAATGACGAATAGTTCTGCACTAGGTGAGGCCCCAACACAAGGTGCATCGGGTGTTCTACTTAACACAGCGTCGCGTGGCGTACGAGTTCCTACAGGAGCTGTTAAGATAACCATTGCGGTGGGATCTACCACAGGTACATGGCGTCATTACATACGTTACGAACCACTGGAACCCGGCGCGTACGTGGTTGCTAACCAATAGTGGCCGCATCAAAAGGAATGGGCATTAAGACTTCTGTCAAGTCGGGCAATTTCCGGCCTACAAAGTCAGGTGCTGGTATGACGGAGAAAGGGGTAAAGGCTTTCCGTAAAGCCAATCCCGGTAGTAAGTTGAAAACTGCCGTTACTGAGGATAAACCATCCCCAGAAAGGGCGAAAAGAAGGAAATCGTTTTGTGCGCGGTCGGCTGGGCAGATGAAGCAGTTCCCAGAGGCAGCGAAAGACCCCAATAGTCGTTTACGGCAAGCACGTAAACGGTGGAAATGCTAACAACTGAGAGGTGATTGACATGGCCGGACGTGGAATGGGTGCTGCTACTAGAGGTGGCGGAGCAGTAATGCAGGGTACTCCAAATAAAGTATTGAGTAGCCCTTTGAAAAAATCAAAAGCACCGACGATGGATAAAGGTAGCGATGCCATTAACCAGCATAAGCGCATGGCTATGGGCGAAAAAGTCATGGCTAAAGGCGGCGCAGTTAAGAAAATGACTAAAGGCCGCTAATGGCAACTTCTGGGACGACTGACTTCAATCTCTCCATCGACGACCTTGTCGAAGAAGCGTTTGAACGTTGCGGAATGAGGATGACCAATGGTTATCAGCTTTCTAGCGCTCGTCGGTCGCTCAATTTGCTATTTTTGGACTGGGCTAACCGTGGTTTGAACCTATGGACGATTGAGGAAGCAACATATCCTATCGTTCAGGGGTCGAGAGAGCTTGTATTAGCCAGCGATACGGTCAATGTGCTGTCTGCCGTTATCCGATTGAACACACAGGGTAAGCAGCAAGACATTTCTATGGACCGTATTAGTCGGGAAGAGTACTTAAATCTTCCTAATAAACTGACACAGGCTCGTCCAGCACAGATTTATGTGCAGCGGTCTAACCCCACCACTATCTATTTATACCCCGCGTCTAATCTATCGTATACGTTGGTCTACTATAGAATTCGCAGGATTCAAGATGCAGGAAGCTACACTAATACTTCTGATGTTAATTATCGTTTTCTTCCTTGCCTAGCGTCTGGATTAGCTTATATGTTGGCTATTAAATATTCTCCAGACCGTACTTCTGCATTAAAACAGATTTACGAAGAAGATTTCCACCGTGCGGCTATGGAAGATCGGGATACAGCAAGCGCTCATTTTATTCCTGACTTTGGGAGATGAGATGGCACATGCTTCAGGAAAGTTTTCGTTTGGGCTGTGCGATTATTGTGGCCAGCGCTATCGATATACTGTCCTGCGCAAGAACTGGCGTGGGTTCATGGTTTGCCCTGACGATTATGAGCCGAAAGAACCACAGCTTTTTCCCCTTAAGTTTCGGGGGGACGCCATTGCACTCCAGAACCCACGTCCAGACCGCATTGAACCAGTGGTTGTGTATGTGGGTTTACCGGGTTTTTCGTCGTTTCAAAGTGTAGGAAGTGCCGCCGACATAAATAATATGCAACCATTTCCCACACAAGTACCCATACAAGGGGTAGGATATGTTGGAACAGTTACTATAGTGATTACATAGCCATGACATACGACGAACTGGTTACCAATATAAGGAATTACACTGAGGTTGGCAGCAATGTCTTCAGCGATTCAGTGATAAATACCTTTATTACCATGGCCGAGAACAAAATTCTGCGAGATATCGATCTGGATATCTTCAAGGTCGAGTCTGCGGGCACTCTTACTACAGGCAATAAGTTTCTTACTGCTCCTTCCACTATTTTGACCCATCGCTATATGATGGTGACATCGGCTGGAGTGCAGATATTCCTTGATTTTAGGGATACTTCTTTTATGAAGGAGTATTGGCCCGATTCCACTGTGACAGGCGTTCCAAAATACTACTCGGTATGGGACCAAAACACTTTTTATATGGCCCCAACGCCTAATGCCGATTTTGTAGTTGAATTAGGCTACATTTATCGTCCTACACAACTATCTTCGACTAATCCCACAACATGGGTGAGCCTAAATGCTCCCGAAGCACTGCTTTATGCGTGTTTGGTACAGGCGTACAGTTATACAAAAGGCCCTGCAGAGATGTTAAAATATTTCACTGATAGTTATCAACAAGCCATCCAAGGTTTGGGCATTGAACAACAGGGTCGTCGTCGTCGTGATGAGTACAGAGACGGTATGATTAGAATTCCAGTTAAATCGGAGTCACCGGGTCCATGATAAGCAGTGTAGGTGGGGGATTCTTAGGCGAAGTTAAGGCAATGATGGTATCCGGGCGTGGCTTTACCCCGGAAGAAGTTGCTGAGATGGCGCTGGACAAGATTATTTACATTGGGGCTAACGCTAACCCGATCATACGGGAGCAGGCAGAGGCATACAGAACACAGCTTCGTGAGGTGTTGGTGAGGTACATGAAGCAGGCAGTTGCATCACACAACACCACGTTGATGAACCGCTTCCGCAACGCGGGGCACCCGGAACTCGTTAAACTTTTGGAGAATTAAGATGACTGGATTTACTACTGCAATGCCGACTAGCTTTAAGGTTGAAATCCTGACTGCTACTCACAACTTCACCGCTAGCACCGGTAACACATTCAAACTGGCACTGGGCAAGGCTGCAGCGTCGTTGTCAGGTACTTATGGTGCCGCTACGACTGCCTACAGTAACTTGACCGGTAACTCGGATGAGCTGGCCAACGGCAGCGGCTACACTACTACGGGTAACACCTTGGTCTCCGTTACTCCGGTGGCGTCTAGCACCACTGCGGTATGTGATTTTGATGACACTACTTGGACCTCAGCCAGCTTCACTACTTCGGGCGGCATCATCTACAACAGTTCCGCTTCAGGTAAGGCTTGTGCTGTGTTGAGCTTTGGGGGTGACCAGACAGTAAGTTCCGGTGACTTCCAGATTCAATTTCCTGCTGCGGCGTCTGGCACGGCCATTATCCGTATTGCTTAAGTAAGGATTAACCATGACCACCTATACCAAAGGCTGGGGACAAGGTGGCTGGGGCATTAACGGCTTTGGTGGGATAGCTCCTGCCTATGCGGTAACCGGAGTTGAAGGGACTGGTGCGGTTGGTACGGTAAAACTTGTAATAGCTAAAGCAGTTACTGGAGTTGCGGGCACAGGTAGCATTGGTACCGTAGCAGTAAAAGTAAGCGACTCGGTAGTTGTTACGGGCGTTGAAGGGACTGGGTCCGTTGGTACCATAGCAGTAAAAGTAAGTGATTCTGTTGTCGTCACTGGAGTATCTGGAACCGGTGCGGTTGGTACCGTAACTGCCAAAGTTGTAAAAGCAGTGATAGTTACTGGAGTATCTGGAACCGGCGCGGTTGGTACGGTAGCAGTAAAAGTAAGTGACTCTGTTATTGTTACTGGGGTTGTTGGTACTGGCAGCATTGGGACCGTAGCCGTAAAAGTAAGTGATTCTGTTGTTGTCACTGGGGTATCCGGAACCGGTGCCGTAGGTACCATAAAGCTCGTAATACTTAAGGCAGTTACTGGAGTAGCGGGTACTGGGGCCATTGGCACAGTTGCTATTAGATACGGCAAGACCGTAGCGGTTACTGGAGTAGCGGGTACAGGCGCAGTAGGCACCGTAGTAACGAAGTGGACGGGTAACGTAGTCCCGATAGGCGTTGCAGGAACTGGGGCAGT